GACATTAGTATTTTGAGGAAATAATCGTGTGTTAACTAATACTTGATTTGTTCGTACATCTTGCCCACTGCTATTTCCTCTAGCAAATTTAATATTTGTTTTACCTATTCCTAATGTAGAACCAGGCCCCCCAGAATAACTTAATATGTTAACTGTGTCTTTATTAAGATATTGTTTAGTATACCATAGATTAGCTAGCCTATTTGCGAAGCTTCCTGAAAGTTCTAAAAATTTATTTTCTTCAGCTTTATTAGATTCAACAACTTTATTAAAATATAAATTTGGATTTGTTGAAAATACTCCAGTATCTGCAAATGGGTCTCCCTGTTTATTCAAATGAGTTCCAAACGCTACAGATCCTACTTGCGATAAAGTAGAAACAGTTAAATATTTTCCTTCATTAAATAATTTAGGTGCTTGTTTTGTTCCTCCTTGTGCAGGAGTAGCAGTACGAGATAGTAAATCTTGTTTAGTAGAAAATAAAAATCCGGGAGTTGTATTAAAGAATTTTTGTATTCTTTTAACATCTGTTGCTGAGTCAGCTAATGCTCTAGGTCCTCCTCTAAGAATAAAATCATGAGATAGTGCTCCTCCTAAAGTTGATGTCCCTCCAGGAATAGGAACTTGGATAAATGGTTGTTTGCTGCTTCCTCCATTAAATCTATCTCTCCCATATTTTAAGGAGCGCAAATCTGTTTTATCTAATGATTTTATTAAAGCCATTTAATTATTGAGGGGGAGTTAAGTCTATAAGTCTTTGATCAATTCCTCTTTCTGGGGGTCTATTGGAATAGGCATTTTTAGGTTTTGCGCCGTTTAGATCTAGTTGAGATGGTTCTGGTCTAGATCTTAAAAATGGATTACCATTTATAGAATATGTGTAATGTAATCTGGATAGATTGGTTGAGCTAACAGGGGGCAAAGGGGTAACTCCATCGAATTGGGTTAGTGTAGAGCCGTTGGTTAATAATTTGTTTAATAGTGTTGCCATAGTGTTTTTTGTTTATAAATATTAATAGTATTTTTGTTTATAAATATTAAAAAATTATGATTTATGAATTTACTTTTTGTACATTCATATTAGTACTTACTTTATTAAAGTCCAGATAAGCGTTTGTTTGAATTCCTTTATCTAATTGTGCATTTAAATTTTCAATGGCTTTATTAAGTTTTTCAATTTCTACGTCTTTTTTTGCATTTTTAAATCCGAATGGGTCAGACATAAACTTGTAAGGATTCCACCACCACTCGAAATCACTTACTTTTTCAGCTTCAATAAGATTTTTTTTAGCTACAAGTATATCTCTTCGGGTATCTACTGATCCCTCTCCTCCTTCTTGTGTTATTCTTTCTTCTGCTTTTTCAAGTTGGTCTTTGGCTATTTCTTCATCATAATCTGCAAATAAAGCTTCCCTAAGGCCATCTTTAGCTACTTTATTAACAAATACAGTTAAAAAGCTAGCAAATTTATCTAAGACTCCACTACTTACAAGTTTTTCAAATTGTTCCTTAGCCATTTCTAAAGCTTTATTAAATTTAGTTTGAGCATCTTCTGCTAATTTTTTTTTATATATTTCCTCTCCTAAAAGTGCTATAATATTTTCTTCACTTCTTCCTATTTTTTGACCTTCTTCAAATATTTCTTGAAGACTCATTTTTTCAATATCTTTATTTACTATTCCTATTTGTCTTGCTTTTAATTGAAGAGCATTATATTCTTCTTGCTTTTTTAAAGCATCTGCTAATTCATTAACTTCCATACCTAATGCCTTAGCTATTGCTTGTCTTTGTATTATATTATAATTTTGTAAATTATTATAAGTAATACCTTGATCATTAAGTGCATTAGCCATTCCTACAAGATCTCCTTCTAAAGCAAGAGTTCTAGCTCTTTCTAAATTAAAGTCTTTTCCTGTTAATAATTCAGCTTCTAGTTCTGCTGAGATTGATTCTTCAAAATTTAAGAGGTTATTTTGAATTTTTTCAAGTTGCGTTAAATTAACACCTAAAAGTTTTGCTTGAGTTACAGCTTTAGCTATTTCTTCAGTACTACCTTTAAAATTTAATCTTAAATTACCTTGTATTTTAGTAGCTTCTGTAAGAAGTTTATTTATATCAAATAGAATTTTCTTTTCTAGTCCTATAAAAGCTATATTTCCGGCTGTATTTTTAGTTATTTTCTCTATTTCTTTTCCTGTTCTAATAGATTCTCTAGTAAGTTCAGCTTGGACGTCAGCTTCAAGACCTATGTTATCTTTTAATATAGCGGATTGAACTAATAATTTTTCACCTACTTTTCCAAATTCTAAGGTAAAATCTATTGAAGTGTCAAGAGCATTATTAGTAGCATTTTGAGCTTCAACTATTTGTTTTTGTAATATTACTATTTTACCTTGAGTATCAGCAAGCTCAGAAGATCGAGCAGATATATCGTATGCTCTTTGACGAATATTTTCAGCTTCTTCTGAGGAAGCCATTAAGTTACGTTGAAATTCTGCAACTTGTTTGGAAGCAGCAAACATTGCCTCTTTAACAAATTTAAAAATAGCAACTATTGCTTCTACAGCCATCATTATAAGACCTAAAGGACCTAAAGCTGCTTTTAATGAAGGTCCTAAAGCTTTTGCTCCTGCTGCTAATGTACTAAATCCACTAGCTCCACTTTTTTCAACCGCTCTCATTGCTTTTTCAGCCGAATTAAAATCTAATAATTTTCCTATACCAGGAATTTTGTCTAGTCCTTTAAGAATTTTTCCTCCTATTCCAACTTTTGTATCTATTGCATTTGCTTCGGCTAATTGTTTTTTTAATGTTTGTTGAATGTTTTCTTCTTCTTGTTTACGATTTTTAATTTTTTTAAGAATTTCTTGATATGCATGAAGTTGAGCCTTTAAATTATCTTTTTGGTCTTCGCTTGCAGTTTTTAGTTCCTCTGTGATTTCTTCTATTTTAGATTCTGCATCTATTTTAGCTAGTTGAGTGGTAAGTTGAACTTGGGCTAATCTAGCTAAATCTTTAGATACATCAAGAGCAGTTAATTCGCCTGTTACTAAATATTCTTGGTTTTGTACTAAAGAACGAGCTAGCTTATTTGTTTCTTTAAAGACCTGATTAGCTTTATTTATAAATAATGGATTATCTTTAATATATTGTTGTTGTTCTTTAAGTACTTCTCCTAATTCTCTATTAGCGCTAATTATGCTTTCATAATTTACTAAAGATTTAGCTATAGCATTAGATATATCGTCTATTCCTTCTTTAATAGAATTATGTACTCTATTAAGTAATTCTTTAAATTGTGCTTCTGTTGTTTCCCTAGTTATTGTTCCTACTTTTGTAAAATGCTCTTTTAAAAGTTTTTCAGTTCGGCTTAACTGATTTTCTATTTCATCTGCCATTAGAATATTTTATTATAAATATTAAAAGGTGTTACTTTTTACGCAACGCCTTTGTAACATAAGTAGGAGGTTTAATTTTTTTATTTTTTGCAGCTTCTTGCATTGCTGCTCCTTTTACCCACGAATTTTCATTTTCTTGGTTTTCTTTAGGAGTATACCATTCTTTTAATGCATCGAATGTATATTTGCGGAGCCATAAGGGCATATTATAAACTATGTCCCAAGTATATCCTCCTCTTCCGTGAAATACTATTTCGTGTATTTGATTAAATACACTTAATCTATATTGTAATATTATATCAGAGGTCAGGCCAAAAAAAGTTAAGACTAATTGGTATGTCGATGTCCTCCTCTACACCATTTACCACAACTTTAGTTTTTAAATCAATATCTGGGGATGAATCTTTGATAAAGTTTCTGAGTGCTCTAGAATCGCGGGCTAATAAATGATTTTCAACAAAATCTTTAATATCATTTTTATTTGTAGATCCATTAACCGATACAATCTGATGTTTTAATCGGGTTGTAATTTCAGAAGATGAGTCTTTATTAATTTTCTTTAATCCATTAACTTCTTGCTCTATTGTTTCTGTATCTTTATCTGTAAGAAATTTAGCTTCTATTTCTGTCCCAGAAGCGGGAAGTGTAAATTTAAGAGTACCATTAGATGTAATAGCATCTTCATCAAATGGTTTATTTTCTAAAATAGATAAATCTACATCGTATGGTTTACCATTTATAGTAAATGAATATTCTTTACCATATCCTAAAATACGAGAAGCTACAAGTAAAGCATTTTTATCACCTGTTACTAGCTCTTTAAGATTAATTTTATTCATAGTAAGAGATTCTAATAATTTATCTAATACTATACCTTTGCTAATGTAGTTTTGATTTGTTAAAATATCTTCTTCTTTAGCAGTCATGTATTTCATTTCTACTTTACCGCTGCGAAGAGGATGACCTTGAGGATATACTAATCCTTTAGAAGGTAATTCAACTATTTCGGTTGGAAAATTTAATTCAGCCATAATTTTTATTTAATGTAACTTTGTTTATTATAAATATTGTAAGGGGAAGTTCTTTAATTGGATTCTTTATCCTTTTATAACTTGTTTTGGTGTTAATCTAGCTTCTAGTTTATCTAATCGAGAATCAAGTTGTCGCCAAACTTCTTGGAATTGTAGATTTACGTTTTGAGTTTCTTCATCAATTCTTCGATGTACACCGTTAAATCGATTTTCGCAATCTCTTGCTTGTTCTCGAGTTTCTTCATCAATTTTACGATATACATCGTTAAATCGATTTTCGTTATCTCTTGCTTGTTCTTTTAATGTGTTTATTGTTTTAATTACAATAAATGCAGCTACAACCTCAGCTATTACTAAAACTGTAACCATACCTAGTATAAAATAAAATGTTGTCATAATTTTTTTAGTTTAAATTGTTAAATGTAATATCAAAGAACTTCCCTTACAATATAGTTATAATATAAAAAAAGAGCTTGGGGTCGCCAAGCTCTTCTTTAAAAATATGTAAGCGTTTTTTAGAAGTTTAATACGCAATAATCAGGTTGGACAGTTACTTGAATATTTACAGCGGTATCAGCTGTATCCCAACTGTAATCACCAAAATTAACAGCAGTAATCATTGCTCCTTTAATAATCCATTCGGACACAATATCTCCTACAGGCCCTATTATATCAAATGTTAAGTCTTTCTTGTAGAAATCAGAATATCCATCTCTACCTGTTACAGATTCGTGATGTAAACGTACCCATTCCATTACAGCTTGTGCGCCTGATGGGGTAATAGGATCAAATAGTGTAAATTGAATAGTACCCCAAGTAGTTATGCCTTTAACGTAACGTTGTATGTTAATATGGTTTAATCTAACTGTGCCTTGAGTTAAGTTTATATTGCCTACACCTTTAACTTCATAAGCCGGAATACCATCAATGTACATAATAAATCGGTTAGCTTGTTTTGGCTCGAAAGCCGTGAAAAATATTTCATTTGGGTCTAATACTGCCATTTTTATGTTGTTTATTTGGTTCAGTTATAAATATTTTGAATTTTGAATTTTTAAATTTTTTTATATATTTATCAACGTAACAGTGTTTAAACCAAAACCAAAATATGGCTAGACCCATTTCAACTAAAAAAGAAATAATTTGCAAAAATTGTAATACTTTATTTTTAGATCTGCCCTCCTCTAAAAAAATGTTTTGTTCTAATAAATGTGCTCAACAATTTAAAGGTAAAGATAAATTATGGTTAGATAATAGAAAAAAAACATGTTTATCTAAATATGGCGTAGATGTGGCTTTTAAAGCTAAAGAAGTACAAGATAAATATAAACAAACAATGATAAATAAATATGGAGTTAATAATCCATTTTTAGTAGAAGATATTAAACACAAATCTAATCAAACTATACAAAATAAATATGGTCACCAATATGCTAATCAAAACCAGGATATAAAAAATAAAATTTCAAAATCTTTAAAAGGAAAAGAAAAATCTCGTAAAAACTTTATAGATGTAAAATGGGAAAAATTAATAAACTATTACGAAGTATCAAAAATGAAACCGTTATTTGATAAAGAATATTTAGAAAACAACAAAATAAAGCATTCTTTTAATAATAAATTCAAATTCCAATGTGATAAATGTTCTGAAATTACTGAGGTATTTCTTAGCAATGGGTATTTGCCTTCTTGTAAGTGTTCGGAATATAAAGGGTATTCACTTATTGAAGATGAAATATTTTTGTTTTTATCTGAGTATATTCCCAAAGAACAAATTTTATTAAATAGAAGAGACATTTTACCTAATCGTTTAGAAATTGATATTTATATTCCTTTATATAATTTAGCTATAGAGATAAATGGTGTTTATTGGCATTCTGAGTCTATGGGGAAATATAGAGATTATCATTTGTATAAAACAAAAAAATGTGAAGATAACAATATTAATTTAGTTCATATTTTAGACTATGAATGGATTTATAAAAAACCTATTATACAATCTATTTTATTAAATAAGATTAATAATATATCTAATAAAATATGGGCTAGAAAATGTGAAATAAAAGAAATTAAAGATACTAATCTAATTAAATCTTTTTTAGATATTAATCATATACAAGGATACACCCATGCTAGTCATAGTTTAGGACTTTTTTATAATAATGAATTAGTATCTCTTATGACTTTTTCAAAAAATAGATTTAAAAAAAACTCAAATGAATTAGAAATGGTACGATTTTGTAATAAGTTAAATACTAATGTTGTTGGAGGAGCATCTAAATTATTTAAATTTTATCAAAAAAACTATAATATTGATCAAATACCCATAATTAGTTTTGCTGATCGTAGATTTTTTAAAGGAGATTTATATAAAATGTTAGGGTTTAATTTTGATAAAAATACTTTACCATCTTATATCTATTGGAAAGATAATAAAATTTTAAATAGAATGAGTTGTCAAAAACATAAATTAAATAAATTATTAGATATTTTTGATCCTAAAAAAACAGAATATGAGAACATGCTAATAAATGGGTGGAGGAGAATTTGGGATTCGGGCAACTCTAAATGGATATTTAAATAAAAAAAGGATACCGTATTTGGTATCCTCTTTTTTTAAAAAATTTTTATTATAAATTACGCAGGAAATGTTGCACCAGTTGGAGTAATGTTAAAATCAAGATAAATAAATTCAGCGGTTTTAGTAGGCTGTAAATAAATAGCACCTACCATTTGATTTCTATCTACTACATCGGGAGTGTTATTTGAGTCATCCATTACTACCTTAAACGCATACAAACCTTGACGTTGTTGTACTGATTCAAGATATGGGTTAACTTGGCTTAAAAATTGATTTCTTGTTGCAATTGTATTTTGTTCAAATACTAAATTTAATGACACTTGAGAAATATAAGACTTAAGAGCAATTAATAATCTACGAACGTTTACACGATCAAGAGCAGAGGCTTTAGTTTGTAATGTTTTCTGTCCGTATACTACAACTCCTGTTCCGGGGAATGTAGCGATTGGGTTAACTTTATTGCTGTATAATGTATCTCTATCTGATTGGGATAATTTGCGTTCTGCTCTAATTACTGTACCTAAACCTCCTCTATTAATGCCTGCAGGTGCAAACCAAGGCTCACTAACACTATCATTAAAAGAATATACACCACCGATTAATGTTGATGCGGGTACCCAAACATTTTGTCCTAAATCAGGATCTACTATTTGAACCCAAGGCCAATATGAAGCTACATATGAAGTATTTCTAGAAGCTGCTTGATTTGTAGTTGCAGTTATTGAGCTGTTATAAGGTACTAAATCAAGTACATAGATATTATCTCCTCTATTTTGAGTATTAGAAATAATACTAGTTACTTGAGAAGTTTGTAGTGAATTAAATAAACCAGGAGTTAATAATATATTAAATTTGTAATTATCTTGATTAGATAATAAGTTAATCATATTACTATAACTAGCACTTGGAATACCCTGAGATCTATTACCATCTGTAATATCATTATAATATTGACCATTAGTAGATATGTTTCCAGTAGCAGTACTAAATGACCCACTAGCGTTAATAGGTATCGATGCAGTAAATTGTGCTTTTGCTATTCCATTATTATCAAAATAATATGGAGTAGGATTATTAACTGTTTTTACTCTAACATATCTAGATGCATTGCTAAAAGATCCTGTTATCTCTACATAATTTTCAGTGTTATAATTAAATGTTTGATCACCGATTACTTTAGATATAAAATTAGGAGCTAAGGGATCTAAAGATAAATTAGTCCATGTTTCTAATACAATAGGATTAGTTATTGATGTATCATTTCCTCTTCTAATTAATAAATCAAAAGTACCAGAGCCTGTGTTTGAATTTGTAACTTGCCATCTTAAATTATCTATAGAACCGCTAACTAAGGAACCACTTACTTCAGATCCACTATTATTCATAATAGCACCTTTAGATAAAGTTTCTAATACAATAGTAGGTTGAGTAGTTAATTGAGTACTACCACTAATTGCTGTACTTGTAGCTGCAGTGTACGAACCACTTACTACTCTTGCTACTAATAATGATGTACCACCATTATTAAAATAATTATAAGTAGCAATAGAAGTAAAATATGTGTAAGCTTGTCCCCCTGTTACAAATGTAGTACCAAATTTATTTTGGTAATCAGAATATGAAGTTACAAGAGTAGGTATTTCAACTGGTCCTTTAACTGTAGGTCCGATGATCGCAGCACCTACTGTTACGGGACCTGCTGTTATTTGTGATTGATCATTTTCTCTTGCTAAAACGCCAGGAGATATTAAAGTTTCTGCCATGTTTTTATAGTTTTTTGTTGATTATAAATATGGCAACCTTTTATAAAAAACCTATTCTTCCTTCGGAGCGGGTGTAAATTCTCCTGTGTTAGAGTTAATAGAACCTATACCATATTTAGTAGTAATTTGTTGAATAAATTCTTGTTCTTGTTTTTGAAGATCAGTTAAAAATTCTTCTGCTTTAGTTTTTCTCTGTGCAATAGAAAGTTTAGCAATTTCGATTTGGCCAAATTCTTCAATAATGGATTGGCCATTTTGTTTTAACTCTTGTAATGTAGTTAATTCTTCTTGTGTTAATTTTTGATTTTCCATAAATTTGATTGTTTGTTATACATATTAAAAAAATTGTTAAAAGTATTATTTATTTAATTTTAGTTTTTGTTTTGCTTCTTCGGATGTAAGTAACTTACCCACACTTACTATTTTTTGAAATTCTTCTATAGTAATACTGATAATAGGTTTACCACTATCTTTGATTTGTTGGAGGAGTTGGGGTGTGGATTTGAGAAACATATTATGGTCCGGGTGTGTAGCATGGGATTAAAACAATATTACCATTTAATTTTATTTCCATCCAATAATCTGGTGTTCCTAAAACATCATCATTTATGTTATTACCATATACTTTGTTTACTGTATTCCCACTCGAGGGGGCATATGTTGGTGGAGAACTACTAGTTTGTGCGGCATCAATTTGAATATATCTTGTACTTGAAGGGTTGGAAGTTATGTGAATATATTCAGATGGATTTATTTGTTGGATACCAACTCTACCAGAACCAGTTACAAATAATGAACCACTTGCTGAAGCTGCGGGTGTGTCTACTCTAAATAAGACATCTGATGAAGATCCGGTTATTTGTAGTTTGGCAGAGGGGGTTGTTGTTCCTATACCTAAACTACCACTGTTATTAATTACAGTACGGTCTGTTCCATTAAATTGCCATGATTGTAATAGTTTATTTCCACTTCCCGTTCCAGTTTCATTTGCATTAACTACTAATGTAGTATAACCTGCGGTTGATGATTGGTTTATACTTTGAGATATGGTTAGTACAGTTTGAGTTCCACTGGTTCCTGTAACTGGTCCCATTTGTGCAAGAAGCATTCTTGCTATAGTTGTAGTACCTCTACTTACTTGGGAAGATTGGTCAAATATCCAAACCGTATTATTTCCATTAATACGAGCAGCTCCTGCATTAGGAGCAGATGATAAGACATCAAATGCGTATGCTGAATCAGCAGCAGCCCCTATACCAACACGTGTATTTGTAAAAAACGAAGAGGAAGGAATTATTCTAAAACTTTCATTTAGTGTTGCGGATGTATTTGCTATTGATGATGAAGGAGCAGTATAAAAATAAAAACCACCTAATGCAGTTGTTCCGTTATTTGCTCTTAGTAATAATAAATTACCACCTCTATTATTTGAACCAGAATCTACAGCATATGATGAGTTTGTAACCGGGTCACCAGAACCATTATAATATATATTATTGCCAATATAAAGGCCGGAATGGAATGATGTTGCCCTTAAAGTTTCTATTTCATTGGTATGGATTAACCTTAAACTCCCACTACTACTTACACTTGGGCTATTAATTGTAAATAAATCAGATGGAGTTGCGGTCGATACTCCTACATTACCATCATCCCTCACCACTAAACTTGTAGTTGCATTACTATTTTCTACTCTTAAAGCAGTTGTTGCAGATGTTGCTCCACTGCCTTTGATTTCTAATCTTGCTGATGGTGAACTTTCCCCAATACCTACAAACCCAGTAGAACCTACTATTCTCATTATTTCAGGTTGTGTAATTGCGCCTGCATAAAATGATATGTCATTTGGGCCTCCGCTATCTGAAAGCATATATGCAGTAGTATGTCCGAAACTTGAACTTTGAGTACCGCTGATGCCAGTATGGCTATATCGTATGAAAGGATCATAGCCTCCTAAATAATTACCGCCTATTCCATATCCAGTACCTATGTTTATATTTCCAAAAGCAACACTTAAAGTTGATATTGGTGATGTTGTTCCTATACCCACATTACCACTGCTACTTATGTGAACTCTTACTGAACCACTTGTTTCAAGTTGTAGGTTTTGATTATCATTAGTACCCAAAAGTGCCGTAGTACCAAATGAGTTGCCTCCTTGTACAAAAGCATTTGCGCTTGTTATTGAACCGCTTATACTTAAAGAACCGGTGATTTGAATTTGCGAACCAGAAGCAAATAGTAAATTACTTCTATTACTATCATCAATGCCATTACCTATTATAAACGCAGATTGGTCTGATGATGATATATTATATTGGCCTATAGTTAATTGATAGTCACCTTGTGCTACTGTTCCGTACCCTTCTGCATGAGATGCAAGACCTCTTGCTTCTGTTGATGCTCCTTCGGCATGTGAAGAAACTCCAGATGCCTTTGTTTCAGTACCTTCAGCATGAGAAGTGTCACCTATTGCCTGTGTTTGTTCTCCTTCGGCGTGTGAAAATAAACCAATTGCTTGAGTTTCCCTTCCTTCAGCGTGAGAAGCAATGCCATATGCTATTGTAGATAGCCCCTCAGCATGAGAATTAGAACCCGAAGCAATAGTTCCTCTACCTATTGCTACAGATGAATGGCCTCTTGCCCACGAACCTGAACCTGCAGTAAAAGAGCTAGTTCCATCTGCATCAGTTTCTGCTCCTGTACTAAATGAAGCATATCCACTTGCAGTAGTATTAAATCCGGCGGCATGAGCTGCAAAGCCTGTAGCTAAATTGCCTACTCCTTCTACAAAAGAACCGGTATTATTTGCTATATTGCCTATACCAAAAGTAGCAGCCCCCGGAGCAGTAGCTGTTGGATTTATACCTGATAGTATAGAATTAACTTCAAGTTGTTGTATTGGAGCATCATCTCCTGTTTCTATACTAACAGATTTTATTTGAAGAACATCGTTGCCATTTAAATCTATTGTAGGAACTAATTTAGTATAATTAGAACCTGTTGGGTCGGATAATACAATAGTGTTAGAGTCTACATAGTAAATAGAGGCTGTAGCATATATTGGAACGTCACTATAATAAACACCTGATGTTATAAGAGGCATAAAATTATATTTTTATATACCATAAATATTAACCTAAAAGAGCATAATTAGAAGCAGGATCATATACGTTTACACCCCCTCCAACAGAAGCAGCTGTGTAGCCTCGTGTTGTTGTTAATGTTATATTACTATAATTAGTATATGGGTTAATAGTATTATCTGCTGATGATTTAGAAGTATATGTTTGAATAAAAAATTTAACAAATTGCCCTCTAGATCCTGTAGGAATTATTGCTACACCTAAAGAACTAGTAGGTGAAATCACTATACTTATCCCTCCAGAAGGAGCTGCGTTTCTAGTAATGATATTTGTTTGTGATGTTCCTGGGGTGCCAGATAATTGCCATACAATATATGAAGCAGGATCAGATCCTGTTATCCAATTATTAAAGTATGAACTACTTCCTGGGTAGTATGGTAGACTTAGTCCGTTACTCCACCAAGTATGTGTAAGTTGGTTTGTTCTTCCTGCGAAACCATCATACAATGGGGTGGCTATTAATTGAGGGTTGTTACTTCCACTAGCTGTAGCTACTATAATTCTGGCATTATGTCCTGCCCTACTATTTGGATTATAACCATTACTACCGGTGCCAGTATTTCCATAAAACTGTGCAGTAATCAATAATAGATTTTCTCCAGGAAGAAGATAGCAAGGGGGGCTTTCATAAAGAGTATTCCAAGCATTAGAATTACTATTTTGTGAAGATCCAGCAAATGTTAAAATAGGTCTACCTATATTTTTAAAATCTGCAACACCTGTTTCAGTATCTACTAATTTATATGAAACGTTAGTTGAAGCTGAGGGTATAAGCTTTCTTAGAACTAAACTAGATCCGGTAATATTTCCATCTTTATTTAAAGATAAATTAGGATATGTTATAGAAGTTCTAGTATCATTATCTACTGCGGTTATAGATCCTGTTGTTTTAATTTCAGTTGTAGTTGTGTTGAACCCTCCAATTAAACCGGCAGATGCAGTTATCGTACCATCCGCCTTAACATTAAAGTTAGATGAGGATATAAAAAAGTCATTACCTGTAGCAGAACCACTTAAGAAAAATCCTGTGCCTGATATAGCATCATTAGTAATAGTAAATCCTCCTATTTTACCCGCAGTAGCATTAATAGTACCTTCTAAATAAGCAGAGCCTGAGGCCCATAACCCGTATCCTGATAATGAACCAAATAAAGGACTAATTACCCCACTAAGTTTCCCCATTCTAACTTTAGTAGTATTAGCGCTATTAAAACCTGAATGGCCTGTTACTCCATCTTTAACATCTATAAAGGGAGAATTATTATCGTCAGCTGTTAAGTAAACAGTACCTTGTCTATTAGTGTCTATAGTGCTTCCCAATCTAACAAATTCCATTCCTCCTGTAGGTGGGGTTATAGAAGTAATTCCTGCCCCATATACACCTATTCCATATGAAGAAGTACCGTACACACCATTAAATGAAGCTGTAAGTACTTGTGTATTAGGAACCCCGGCTACAACTAAATTACATTGGTATATTGTACTCGCGGTTATATTAAATCTTTGAGCTCGTATTATATCACCTACTTTAAAACTATGTCCGTATTGACTACCAGTATCGAATGTTAAGTAGTATGTATTATTTCCTAAATCAGTAGCTGTTTCTACTTTTCCTGTATTAGATACAAATATAGATCCGTTTGTAGCACGAATTTGAGAGATTAATAGTTCGTATACTTTCATAGTACCACGAACTGTTAAATCATCTACCTCAAGAGAGTATTTAGGATTTACATAATCAAGTCTCCATCCACTTCCCGCAAATCCTGAGAAGAAACTAGGAGAATTTAAATCATTTGCAAATGTAGCGATTCCTGTTACGCCTAAAGTACCTCCTATTGTTGTTGTGTTAGATATTCTTAAATCAGAACCCGATATCCAACTTGAAGCAGAAATGTTTGAGGCAGTTAGAGCACC